CCAACTATCTTCAACATTAGCTTGTTTTAATTGTATCATTATTTGTATTCTTTCTTTGTTGAAATGATTTATAGATAAATTTGCGTTTTTTTCAGTCATACCGAATCCTCTTAATACCAAATACCAGTCTATCCACATGAATGGATTGACCGACTTAAAAAGTGGGTCTCCATCTTTGTTCTTTTTTAACAATTTAAAACTACTTATTAACGAATCATAATTAGATATGTTTAAGTTACAAGGCATTTTATCACCATGTGAACGTAACTTAGTTAATACATTATTCCAACCACATATATGTACAAAATCTTTGTAACTATTTGGATTTTCGTTTATTATTTCTATATCTTTAAAAAACTCTTTATCTATTCTGTTATTTTTTAAATAAATATCCCCAATATATTTTTTAATAAAATCGCGGTTTCTTTTATTGACACTATAAAATTCTTTTATAGAGTCACAATCCATATTTGTAAATATAGAACTGGCCGAACCTACTGTATCTTCTAACAATTATTCTAAATTATTAGACATGTCTTTGTCGTCGCAAAATCCTTTGCGACGTTTTTGTCCAGGTTGTAATGGATGAAAATTCCAATTACACATTTTTAAATCACACTTTGCTTTATTCGCACCTTTACATTTACTTGAACTACCGCCTTTTAATCTATTTTTATTTTTAGTTGATTTTTTTAATCTCATTTTTTTACTTTTTCTATTAAAACCCATTATAAAATACTATTATAAAATACTATTATAAATTATTTATAGTTGATAATACATCATTAAATATAGAAAGCAATGATGGATTTGAACTATAATTCAATGCTAAACTATACACATCATCTTTTACTTTAAACGGAGAACCATACATTTTTTATAATTCTAAACCACAGTTGTTTTAATAGTCTTTTTAGACCACAAATTATTTAGATACACATATAATTGATTGTTATCTTGATTATTACTATATTTATCATAGTCGGCTTGAGTTGCTATAGTATATACAATATTATTCACTCTCGCTTGTTTATGTTTTGTAGATATTTCACGCAACTCTAGAACATTTAATGTTGTTAGTGTCCCATCATCTGAAATATAAATCCATTTTGGATTACTATATTGATTATTAATTATATGATAATTTGGATAATCGTTAACTAAATCTATGTTTATCCATCGTTTATCATTGAATTCAAATCTATAACCATCATAATCAGGATCATATTTTTTTATAGTATAATTCATTATTAATGAGTTATATTTATTTAACATAATTTTAACTCATTTACATTTTATTTTTTTATAATTTTGTTATAAGTTGTTCATTATAACGATTTCAGATTGTTCTATTTCTATACATCTACTAATTACAAACTGTTATTTATGTGTTCCAATATATCTTTTACTATACACATAAAAACTGTGAAAGTCAGCTTCATAATAACTATTATACTATTAAGAATATACAATATAGGTATTCCTTGAACTAACATTTAATTAATACATACACATTTTAATTAATATAAAATTGAACTTATTTAAAACAAAACAAACATATACATATATAATGAGTGTTGAAATCAAAACTATGGATCTTTCATTTTGTAGTGATGGTGCTCACAATGTTGTGAATTCTGAAGCAAAAGACTACATTATAAGTCGTCTAAAAAATAAGCATAACATTGACATTACCAAAAAACATGCTTTCATTTTGAATTCTAAATCTATTTATTTTCTTGAAAAAACACAACATATTCTATCTATTAAATCATCTGGAACTAATTATTATTTATATTTTACTAATATAAATAATATCAATTATTGTTTCTACATTGACCGCAAAATAAAATCAGGATACACTTATCCAAGAATTATATCGGTAAAATATTCATTTGATGACACCATTTTCCAAGATACATTGCTTGATGGTGAATTAGTAAGAGATATTAATGATAATGATTCATGGATATTTCTAATCACTGATATGTTGATTCACAAAGGTAAAAAATTAGAATGTAATATTATTAACCGGTTTAACACTATGTATGATATGCTAACCCATGATTATAACAAAAATAATGAAATAGATATTTGCCCACTTGTAGTAAAAAAATTATTTTTGTACAAAGAATATGATTATTTGATTACTAAATTTATTCCAAGTTTACCATACAAAACAAATGGAATATATTTCAATTCACTTAATACTAAACACGCCAATCAACTGTATTTATTCAAAAATAATACACAACAACAACACAAAAAATCATATCATAATAAACAAAATACAAACAGTGAAACCAAACATTCTAACACAGATATTGTTTTACAAATTAAACAAACTGGTAAATCGGATATATATGAACTGTATTGTAAAAACAGAAATGAACCACATAATATAGGATTAGCTTGTATTCCAAATCTTAGGACCAGCAAACTAATCCGAAAATTGACTGAAAACACCCTATCAGATATATTTGTAAATTGTAAATACAACGAAAAATTTAATAAATATGAACCTATTTCTAAATCAGATACTAATACGATGACTGATATTTCAGTTATTAAATCATAGTTACTATATCTATTTCTAATTTCTCCTTTTTGATTTCATTTATATGTTTTATAATTGTTTCATCTTTCATATGTTCGCATCTGTAAACTACATTATTAATTAAATCCTTTATGACACCATGGATTATCTTATTATTTCCATTAATATTTTTGATATTTCTATTTAAATTTATGTACAATTTTAAATATTCTAACAACTGTTTTTTTATGTAGTCTGTTGATACATCACTATTAATATATGAAAAATCATAATCAATTATAGTATCTATTACATCATATAATTCATATTTTAAAGATTCTAGATTATATAGTAATTTCTTTTTAGTCTTTTTTCTATTTTCTATTAATTTTAATTCTATTATTTTTTTTGATTCCATAAATAATTTATACTATATTTATAATGTATTGGATATTCGCAACTTTATATACTTTTTTCACTATAATAATTTCACAATTTTTAGAGAAAGATGTTAAATATATATTTTATTTAGTTATGATATTGTTATTTGTATCCTTAAATAATGTTTATTATAGTATTCAATACTATATAGAACTTAGAAATAATAAAGGAATCAAAGGTGATCGTGGAGATCCAGGAGACCCTGGTCAAGATGGTAGTGGTGGAGTATGTGTTATGTCAGAAAAATGTGGATTATTAAATTGTCCTAAACTTATTGAAGACAGAATTAATATATTGTATCCAAATTATAAAACACTAAAAGAAAAAAAAGAAAGAAATGATGATGAAAATGCCACAATAAAATATATAGATAAATCCAAAGAACAACTTACAACAGTATGTAAAAATTATGATAAAGGTGCTAAAGAGTTTACAGCCATTATTGATAATGCTTTGAATAGTAATTCTTAGAATCGTAATTCTTAGAATCGTAATTCTTAGAATAGTAATTAAATTTTATCTAATATATTATTAATGTATTTCTTATTTTATATCTTAGTAGTTATATTGATACTACTATTTGTATTATTCCAATTTTTTAATGTGATAATGGAAAAAACGGAAAAAACATACCAAAAATACATTAATTTATTAATATTTACAATAGTAATGACTACAGTTGTTGGGGTAATTATTAATGTTTATTCTATTATTAAAAATCATAACAAAGTAGGTACTATGGGTGATCCAGGTATAAGTGGAAAACAAGGGAAAAAAGGTAATAATGGTAACTGTAATAGTAAATGTGGTCAAAAAGTGTGTTATGTTAATGTTGTCGATAAAGCTAATAAGGTATTTAATAAAATTGCTAATCCACCAGACCCAACAAATGGTAAATGTCTTGAAGTGAAATATAAAATTAATAATAAGGCGTTTCTAAAAAAGATTAATAAATTATGTAATTCTGATGAATACTTTGCTATATTAACAAAAAAACATGAACAACAACCAACAGAACAAAAATTGATATCATATATTGAAAATATTGTAGAAGATTGGATTCATCTTATTATTTTCCGTGATTTAAAACATAAAGGAAATATTCCACATCCAGGTATAACTGATACAAATGATGGATTTTATTTTTTACAATCACGAAATCAAAAATTAGATAAATTAAAAGAATTCAAATTAGACTATTTTGGTGAAACTGTATATAGTGAAATGTATAAATATGATATATTTAGATGGGGAGAACCATTATTACTAAAAAGAAAAAAAATCATTTTAAAATCAGATACCTTGAAACATCCTAGTCCTGATGAATCTGAACTAAATATAATAAAAACTAATAATTATAACCAAACATATAACGCAAATACTAAAATAGATGAATGGAATGATAAAGATTGTCCATATAACCAAATGGGTGTTAACAAAGATAATCCAAATAATTTAAAAGAATGTATATATATAGATAAAAATAGCTTCATAAAAAAATATACGAAAACTTGGAAAGAAACCGCATACAAAAAACCAAATGAATTAAGTCTTTACAATGTAGAATCTTACAAAAATAAAAATGGTCAAGATTATTATCCGGTTGGTAGTGTTTGGAGAGGTCAAAATAGTGATGTACGACCAACAGATTCAACAAATTATCCAGAATCTAACACATTATGTGGGGATGGACATGGTTTAGATAATAATCAAAAACATAGTAACAAAGGACCTGAAAAAGAAACAATATTAGTATCTGGGAATGTGGTATCCCCAGAATCATATGAAAAAATATGGGATAGTAAACAAAAATGTCCAGAATGTCAAATATCCCACACTCAAATATTTAGACCTATTGCCCCATCTGGTTACACTTGTTTAGGAGATGTTTCCATAAAATGGTTTGATGATAAAACAGAACGTGGAAAAATGTTACAAGAAGAAGAATTAGAAAAACAAAATATTAAATGTGTTCCATCTAAATGTGTAAATAAGTTTAAATTAGGTAATAAAGTATGGGATAATAAAAATTTTAGATATAGTAAATATAACAGTTATTTAAATTATACATCTAAAGTTCCATATAAAACAAACAAACAATTAGCTGTTTCTTTATGGGATGGTGGAAATTCTAATTCAGCTGAAGAAATAAAAAATAATTATGGAGTTGAACTAGATGAAAATGGAGGGTATAACTTATTTAGAGCGAGCCAAGACTACAAATCTAAACCTAAATTAGATACTTATATTATAAAACCAGAATGTTTGATGCCAGCAAATGGTAAAATTCCAACAAAATTAACATTCGATAAATTAAATGATACTGATGTAAATACTGGTAACACACGATATCAAACAACTAAATATTTTGGTAAAAAACCCCAACTAGCTATATTAACAAACATTGATGATACATTGAATAATGGTGAAAATTTATTAAGCAATTTTGATGAACCTAAAAAATTATATTTAGTAGATGATTTTACAAAACGGAACGACGAGGCTGATTCATTCAACTTAAAAACATTTAACCCTGAAAAAAATGATTTTTCTAGCTGTTTATATTATGATGATAATTACAATAATGTTACAATAAAATCTAGGTGTGACAAAAATAGTAATTATAATAAATGGAATGTTAAAATTATTAAGGATCAAAATGAATTTAATGACGGGTTATCAGTTAATATATCAATTCATCCAAAAGACAATCATAATTATTGTCTAAAAAGTTATTATGACAAACATGGTAAATCTTTTTTTAAACTTATTGAAAACACTAATACTTATAATTGGAAATACGAAACACCTGTATCTGATAAATTACCAAAACCATTCATACATTAATAATTAAAATATACATAATTATTAATATGAACAAACTATTTTTAGCTGATTTTATTATTTTATCTACATTAGCATTTATAAATTTCAAATTTATTCCATTACAATACAAAATATTATCAATCATTGTTTGGGTTATAATTATTGTACTATCATTATTAATAAATTTTAATCTAGTATTATATTTTGTATCCTTACTAATTATTGGATTGTGTGGTATTGTTATGTATACTATTAAAACGGTTACAATAGACCCTGCTAATAAAATATCCTTTTGGATAATGTATGTTATATCTACCATAATTTTAGTCGCAATTATTATTTCAAAAAAATTAATATACGATATTATAGTTAGTGATGGACAACGTGGTGATAAAGGATCTGTCGGCCAACAAGGGACACACGGCGAATCCTATTTTTTAACAAATCGGTCAGAAATCGCTTACAATAAAATAATTCTTAATATAGAATCGGTTTTGAAAAAACATAAATCATTAAATAATAACAATGACTACTTATTACAAAACTTATATTTCAAAGAACTAATAAAGAATATATGCTATTCTGAACAATATGTATATATCACAAAATTAGAAGAAGAAGAACAAAATCAAAATGGGAAAGACCAATGTCAAACTATTAAAGATGGAGACCCGAAACGCGTATGTTTAAATGGTAAAAACGAATGTTCAACTGATAAAGATTGTACTGGTCCTGCTGGTGAAACAAAGTCGCTATCTACACCTGATTCGTGTTTTGAATTACAGTTTCAAACACCAACTACAACAAAATCAACGAATACAAGTGATTCTAATAATACTAATCAAACTAAACAAGTTTTTACATCATGTCAAAATATAACTCCAACAAAGTCTGTTGAAGAAATAATTGAAGAAAGAATAACGCCGGTATATGATCTTACTATGACTAATGCCGAATCTAAAATAAATAAAGTAATTATGGATTGGGTTACACTCATATTAGATCATAGTTCAGGATTTATTTTCCTAAATACTTTTGAATATATAGATACATTTTTTGATCAAAATAATCCATTACCAATTGTTAAATGTGGTAAAGAAAAACAAGTTGTTACATATAGTGGAGACAATCCATTCAAATCTATAAAAGACGCCAAAAAACATCATATTAAAATTGAAAATAATAGGGATGTGTTAAATTATGGAAATCCATACTATTGGGGTATAAATAAAATATGATTTATATTTAATGGAAGAAAAAAATACAAAAATAGATTTTGTCAAACTATTTATTTATTTTTTTATACTTATTATAACAATATTTACTATCATTATTGGTTTCTACATTCGTAATTTACAAGAAGATTTATCAAAATACAAAATTGTACTATATTTTGTATTAATAATTAGTTATATGAGTATTATACAATTTCCTGTTAGAAAACTAATTAATAAAACAATTGAAATTAGAGTAGCTCCCCCAGGAGATAAAGGTCCAAGAGGTAACAGAGGACACAGTGGCGAAGATTCTATATGTGAGTCGTGTAATGGTGGAGATTTGTGTTCTAAAAAAATATTAGAACATATAACATTTACTTACAATTGGTGGAGAGAAATAAAGGGTTTACCATTAAAATCAACTAAGTATATTATTAACAACGAATATTTAAAATCTAAAATAAAAAAACATTGTCAGTCAAAAGAATTTTCAAAAATTCTGACAAAATATGGTTCAAATAAAAAAGCCGATGAATGTACTGATATTGATTATGATTGTGGTGCTTATGACTATATGTTTAGAATGTGGTCTATATGGATATTGATCATACTGAAATATGATAAAGGTGTTTACTTTTTAGAATCAGAAAGTTTAAATGAAAATGATTTTATTAATCTATTATCGTCTGAAGTAGTAAATAATAAAACATGGGATAATATGTTTAAGGATTCTAAGGATTCTAAAGATTCTAAGGATTCTAAGGATTCTAAGGATTTATCTATAACTATTAAACGAAACACTGAATGGGATATAAACAGTAAGAATTTAGTTGATGAATTAACAGGGTTCGACAAAGATTTTTTTAAAAATAATGGAGTACCAGATAAATTAAAAACACCATTTGATGAAATCAAATATTATAAAGCATGGTATTGGGGAAGTGACGAAAAATCAAAACCTATTCTTGAAATTCATCCAAACAACAACTATGATAATGATATAGCATTATTATGTAATTCGTGTATAAATGATACGACTTGTGGTGGAGGGGAGGAGAGAAAAACTATAAAATTTAAAAAAACAAATAATTTTTATAAACTATTTACAACGTTAAATTCAGCATCGAAATTAGATAATAATATTCATATTCCATTTCAACAATATGGCGAATTAACCAATACATTGGGCAATGTAACATCATCACCAATATCTGACAAAAAAAAGGAAGGTATTATATTTATGAGACCCTATGAAATTATAGATGATACTGAACATGTTAAATATAGACACTATAAACCAGTTGGAGATGTTGTATTTGATACAAAGGATGTTAATAATTTTCCATTTGAATCCAACTCATGTTTGCCTGATAAATTAAAATATACTGACGATTTTATAAATAAATTAGTAAAACACAAAGAACTATCATCTATTTTAGTTTCTGGAGACACAAAATCACCCACTTCATATGAACTTGTATATAGCACAATTAATCTATCGGGATTAAATAAAAATACGGCTTTTAGTGTTTGGAAACCAGTACCACCTGATGGGTATATTGCTCTTGGATATGTTATTGATACTAAACCTTGGAAAAATGAAAAAAATCCAACTCAACCTAGTTTAGATCTTATAGCATGTGTTCCAGAGAATAATAGTTTTTTTGTTCCAAAAACTCATACAACTGATTTTAGTTCAATTTGGAAAACTAATAACCATTTAGATGGTGTTGTTCATGACCCGGCGAAATTGGGGGAAAAAAGAAAGGGAATTCTTTTTGAAATTCAAAAAAGAAAAACACTTGGTGAGAATGATATACCACTAAACACATTTATTACAAATGATATTATTACAAACTCCAATGATAAAAAAACTGATATATCAAACGTTGGAAAATATTCATTTAATTATAGCAATAAAGAATGTCTTGGTCCTGATACAGATAGTAATAAATGTTTTAAAAATGTGTTATATAATGAGGTGACCATGTCTAATTTAATTTGCGAACCTTATAATCCAAAAATACATAATCAAAATATGGGATCAATCTATAATGAGTGTTCTATAAAAACTGATTTATCAAAAAAATCTCCTGAACCAACTAAATTTTGTGAAAGTAATGATAAATGTAAATGGAATGGAATCAAGTGTAATTTAAAAGATAATAATGTAAATAATTTAAAATATAGTATTTACAATATTTATACACCAAATGATTCTAATAAATAACTCTTATTTATTTTCATTTTATTTATATCTTGGCTTATTTTAATGAATATACCAGTTAAAATATATTTGAACATAATTATTGTTATAATATTTTTAGTATTAGGTATTGGAGCATACATTTATTTTAATACATCTATAAAAGATGATAAAACTAAATTAACCTTTTTAATATGGTATGTTGTAATATTAGAAGCAAATTTAATCTATTTTTATTATACACTAAAATTTTACCATACTAACAAAAATATAAAAGGTCCTAAAGGTGAACAAGGTGAAATCGGTCCAAAAGGATTCAAAGGTGAAAATCAAATATGTTCATCATGTGGTGATGCTGGAAGTAATGTTGAACCTATTTATACTGGAGATATAAATGATAATGGTGTACAAATAAATAATCCAATGGTTTCAGAAGGACAATGTATATTTCCATTTATACATAACCATCAATATAAATATAGCGGTTGTATTAAGGATAAAACACCAATGAATACAGATGATGCTAAAATTTATGGTTGGTGTCCTACTTCTCTTGATACTAAACAAAATCCCCTAACATTTGGATATTGTAATAAAAATAATAGTCTTAAAGATGCTATAGCTCGTGGAGATACTGAAACTGAAAATCAAAAGAAATATATAGAAAATAATTATGGTATATTAGATGTTGAAATTGTGAGTGGAAATAACGAAACTGAGGCAAAACAACAATGTGATGATAAAGGACATGAATGGAAGATAATAGACCAAGATTTAAATGAAGGCACTGATGGAACGTTTATGTATGTATGTCAGAAAAAAGGATTTGGAAATAAAGGTATTGAAGATATTCAAGTATTAAATGATAAAAAACTAGATTGTAAAACTATTTCTGAATCTGACTGTAATGATACCTATAATAATGTATGTAATTGGAAAAATGGTAAATGTAATAGTATGAATTACAAATCTATTTCAAATGGAATCAATTTGAATGAAAATGTAGTCGGTTCTGAATTGTATATGTACAAAAAATATACTAATAGTAAATTTATAAAAGATTTACAATTTGATTCAATAGATATATTAATGGATTCATCAGGGTTACCTTCTAAAAGAAGGGATACACATTGTTCCGAAAAGTACGATGATAATTATTTCCAAATTCATGAAAATTTAAACGAGGGTGTAGAAAACAGTAATCAAATTGTATTTTGTGGTTCAAAAGTTGATAACATTGTTTCTATTGATACAGCATTTAAATATAAAGATGGAATGTTGTATATTTTTAGAGGAAACAAGTATTACAAAATGTCTAAACTCCCTATACAAAGTGCAATAAAAGCTTTAGAAGGTTATCCGAAAAAAATAACAACCAAATGGCTAAAAAATGATGATAGTGATGATGATTGTAGTATGTATAATACAGAACCAACAAAATGTGATAAATCAAAAAACTGTAGTTTTGATTGTCAAACAGATTGTCATAAAGATATTGCTAAGCAAACAGGGTCTTGTGAGCCAAAAATGATATACAATGCTGTATTTACTTATGGACATAATAAAAAAACTTATTTCTTTAAAGGAACTAAAGTATATTTATATGATGATGAAAAAATGACGGTAGCAGCAGGGTATCCAAAAGATATTGGTAAGGTCTTTAAAGGAGTTCCATCAAATATTACCGCAGCATTTACATGGGGTAAAGATGGTAAAACTTATTTCTTTAAAGGTCCTCTCTATTATAAATACAATGATAAACAAAAAAAAGTAGAAGCTGGATATCCAAAACGTGCAAATCAACGATGGATTGGTATGCCAAAAGCAATAAATGCTATATTTACATTAGATAATACATTAGAAGGAAATAGTGACAATCATCCAACATATATCATTAGTGGTGATCAAAGTTATTATATTGATCCTATTACTGATAGAGTAAAAACAGACTCTGAATATGTAAAACCACTTAACAAACGATTTTTGGGTATTGATTATGATTTAGATGTTTCGGTGCCAACTAAACAATAATTAAATACATAGTGGTGCTTTACGTAATAACACTAAATCTGATATATTAAATATTTTTCGTATATTTGATTTAGAATATGGACGCAAATCAGTGGTTCTCTCTTTATTTGTATTATTATATGTATTTACCGAAAACATCACTTCTACTTTATTATTTTTTAGTTTTTCTATTATAACAGCCATCCATTTTACAATTGAACCTTTTATTCTAATATTTTGTTTCGTATCTTTGTAATTATAATTTTGAGAATCATAAACAAATTCAATTTTAGTTTTATCGTGTATGTCTTTTTCTTCTTGTGTTTCTAATGGTGCTAATACTTTCGTGCCTATTTTTACATCATCATATTTAGGACTATAATTCAATATTAGATCATCGCTAAATTTATAAACCTCAATACTATGTTTTTGAATGCCTGGCAACATACTTGAATCAAATACGATTTTAAATTTATCGGTATCTGTTGATTTTGTCACTTGCCCTTTTATAAACATATGATAATTATTTATATCGTATTTTTCCCCCAACAAATTATCTATTAATCCTCGGGAACTTGTAAATGTTGGACGCGATACATCTATATTTAATACATTATTATTACTATGTATGTATAGATATACTTCTTTGAAATATCCTAAACAAAAACTAGTTGGAGATATATTATTAATAAATTTTTGACGGTATTTTCGTGAACATTTAAAACTTGTGTCATTTTTTAATGTGCGACAATAATCAGATATTGCCTTTTTTTCAGCATCATTTTGGAAAAAAGTATATTCACTATCTTGAATACTATTTTCTACACACAACAACTTAGATGGATTTTTACATATGAAACAATCACCAACGTTATTCACTAAAGTCATCATATATTTTTTTAGTATTGAATCAGTATCTGTTGTCGCAGTTTTCTTTATTATTTTTCCACCATGTATTAAACCCATACCTCTAGGATACTTTACTATATTTTTATCATACTCTTCTGTTGCTTTTTTTAAACTACAAAACTCTTGATGTGTATGATTGAAACCACTATCTAAATAAACAACATAATATGATCTATCAATACATTGCTCTATTGCACCAACCTCTTTCATTTCTGCCTCAGCATCTACACGGTTACATTTATCTACACGCGCTATACTATCATTCCACTTTGATATAACTGTAAATTTTTTATCCCCACATTCTTCTAATCTTAATTCATCATTTGGACCATGTGTAAGACACGCATTTGGATTATATGATGTGTTTGTATTCACTTTAATAGAACTATTGCTCATTTCAAATTGTTGATTTTGTAATTCATTATTACAATCTGCCACATACAAAAAATTAGTGTCATCATTTACATCCACACTAATTTCAGAATTTGGATTTCCATTATAAGTTAAACAACCTTTTGGATTCCCTTCTAATCTAATCGAATTATCATTGTACAAATTCCAATTTGTTCCAAAATAATCACGACTTTTACATGACTCAAATTTAATTTTAGGCTTAGAATATCTATCATATTCATCTACTTTATTTGGATTTGTAACACTTTCATAAAATGACGACCAATATGGTTGTGGCAATGCCATACACATTGTATTACTTGCATCACTTTTAGTATAACTAATAACTTTACCATCAGTATTTTCAACTTTCATTAAATAATCGTAAATATCATTTCCTTCTTGCGTTATTATACTATCAAATTCAAAATTAAATAATGTCGATTTTTTCTCTTTTTTTGTTGATATATCCGAATCTAAATACAATCTATCATAAAAATCCTTTTCGCTTAAAATAAAATTATACATTTTAAATTCTATACTATTTGGTATTATCACACTATCATTATCCGATATTGTTACTAGTGGATTAGCTTTAACATAATTATGGTCTGGAACATCCCATAATGCTAAATCATAATAACTACTATAATAAATAGGATTGCCATATAAATTATTATCTTTGTTACTTTCGCTAGTACCAATTGTTTTACTTAATATATTGGTTTCTTTCAAATAATCTACAGAAACACATACTACTTCATTTATTGACGGCTTTTTATAACTGTTTACAAAAACACACCCCATAGCCATATACCCTTCATTCGCCTTAGGTTCCCAAATAGACAAATCTTCATCAAAATCACTTCTAAATTCCTTATTATCCCATATCAATTCATAATCAATTGGTTTATCAACAGCACCAGAAAATATAGGTGTAGTAAAATTCTGTTGTGTTTTGATATCTGGAACCTCTTTAATTGTATTTTCAAGTAAATCTATTTTTTGTATTGATGAGGTAATTTGTGTTGTAGAAGTTGGTTGTGTTGACAATGAATTATTCTGAAAAGGCTCGATATTTAATTGATCTAACATATCTAATCTTACTACAATATCTCCAGTTGGAAAAAAATTACCACTTGGGTCAAATTTAGGTTTCAATACTACAACGGTATCATTTGGATCACCCGCATACAAAAATGTTTTTACTTCATACTCTTTAACATTTTTAACAAATAATTTATTATTACTATCAAATTTACTTCTAATTTTTAGATAATATAATTTTTCTTTATCATCTTTATCGCGTTTGATAACCCCAAGACTATTATAATTCTTTTCAGTTAATAATGGTTGTAAACCATAAAATGATGCTGAATTATTAAAATTATATTTTGTATTTGGATTATTTGATTCTGTTTTTTTAGTAAAATAAACATAACAACTACAATCACTATATGTCAAATAACGCTCTTTATTATCGGATGGATTTATATGTTGGATTGAGATATATCCAGGATTTTTGTTTAATCCCTTTACTATTTTAAATTTAGAATTACTGTAATTATAATTCAAACTAAACTTAGCAGTTCTTTCATCATTTACTAGACGCAATTTACTATTATTTATTGTTTTAATACTACATTTTACATTATTTTTTACTTTATCAATTAAATTATAATCTATATCTAATATTATATCTGATTCAAATGCTGGAACAATAGAACTTAATGCAATGCTCTTTGGTATATCAAAACTGTTTATTAAGACTTTAGGTTTGAATATAAATGATTTTTGTTTGAAAAAATTAAAATAGTCTTGGAAATAATCATCATCACCACGAAAGTTCATTGGCACAATTTGACATCCTTTGTATAAAATATCTTTATAATTATGATTAACACTTGAAAATTTAGAATCTGGTACAACTATTGTTATATTGTTTTTATTGTATTCTTCTAACAATACTTTATCGACTTTTTGTTTGTTTGTTATCAAAGATTTATCATAAATTTCAATCACAATAGTATCACCCATATTACTATTTTTTAATATTACATCATTTTCAAAAACTATTTTAGTCTTAGTTACACTATTTACAATAAACATAGTAATTCCAGTATTATTATATGAATTTTTAGAACCACTCATAAATACACCATCACCTTTATTTATTCCATACGTTCTTAAATTTATGGTTTCATCATGAATTTCTAAATAATCTTTGAATGATGCTTCATTACGTATTTCCCCAATATTAGATGATTTAAATTCTATTTTATCACTATCTAATTTAAATTTTGGTCCAGACAAATCATCATTATTTAATATCGCCTCATTGTATGTAATTCTATTCAAATATCCTTTATCTGTAGATGCTGTAATTAAATCCCCCAATTTACTATTAGTATGTGCGCTATTTGATAATATTACACATTTTCTTTGAAAGTCGCATATATTTCGCTTAGCAATATTTATTTGTTTATATTTTTTACCTAACAAATAACCACCATTTACATTTCCATTTTCATCCACTAATCCACCCATATATTTTTCAATAATATCATACACTTTATCAATCGTTTTTACATTTGTTGTTTGTATATCTAAATATATAAACAATGGATCATTATAATTATCTACAAATCTATTATTCCAAGCAAACTTTTCTATTGTTTCTATTACAGAATCAAACACTAAATTATTTAATGTTACTTGATGCTTATTAATACTATTATAGACTACTGGTATAGTATCTTCTATATTTTCTTTATCAAAAACAGGTATTTCAATATATCGTGCCCCAAAATATAATACCTTTTTAATCATTTCTAAACTACAATAATCTAATACTTGATTTCCAACCAAAAAACAATTATAACTACTACAAATATAATAATCGCATAGTTTTTTTTGCTTGTAAATATTTACATCATTTTCATCTATAAAATTACAATAATTTAATGAAAGTCTTGGTTTATCATAAATAATAGAATCATTTAATAAAGTTAATTTAGTTTTAATTCTATTATTCTCCGAAAACACATAAGTCATATACAATATTATTATTACAAATACAATTACTAATACAATTACTGTATTTGATTTTATAAATGTCATTACATTATTTATATCCATTAAATTCTATCAAGATTTTATTTTGTCTCTTTTAACAATTTAATTATTTTATCTTTATTATGTATATTTTGACATGATTGTTTTCGTGTTTTTTTGTGTTTTTTCCCCTTCGATTTCTTACTTGGAATCTTACAATTTTTTAAAACAATATAAATAGTAATACCACTATTGGGCTTTTTGTATGCTAAATATCCTGTGATAGAACTATCATACATACTAGCAACAGTAACATATTTAAGCATATTTTTTGTCCCTTTAATTTTAGAATTAATAAATTCGTCATTTTTTGTATCTTCTCCATATTTTACAGTTTTCAATGACAATTGTCGTAAATTACATGGAATTGATTCATTTGACCATGCCCATCGCCATGTACACGATTTGTTATTAAAAGTACCAATTACTTCGTATCGACATGTCATTAATTTTTTATATTTGTTAAAAGCTAACAAACTACCATTACTATCTAAATCATATTGCGTTGAACAATCTATTCCATATTTTACTTTCATTATTGAATTATTTTTTTTTAGAAATGATAATTTAGTTTTTTCTTTTGAGTTCATTATATTATAATATTATATAAATATAATGAGCAACACATATACTATTTTAAACACAATTAATGAACTTTATTGTAACGCCGACGAATCAATTGGGACATCTGATTACAAAAAACATTATCGTACATTATCGAGTTATTTATTCAAAGTTGGATTAATAAAAAAAACACGCAACATAACTATGGCAAAACAATTTGTCGAAGACCTTGAACTTGAAATACCAACATTAACTAAATTACAATTAAAAATAATGTATTCTACTTTTATAGAATTATTATGGAAATTACAAACTGGGGACTTAATTCCTATTAGTGAATTAATATATATATCTAATAAATCGGGAAATAAATTAAGTTTACCAGTTGTTATTATTGAGGTGATTGAAAATTCTTCCGAAATAAAAGAACTAAAAGAATTAAAGAACATATTATAATGTTTAATTTTAATTTATATTTTCTAAAGTATGTGTAATGGTCAATTCAATTCCAAACGAATACATTATTTTTGATAATCGTTCTACAAAAGAATTTTCAAAAGTATCGTTTAGTAAATACATGATGAAAGATGTATTACAAGCCTTCAATAAATCTTTGTTAGAATGTAAAATTGAAGCATCTATTCATTGGGCAGTAGAACTTGTTGTTAGTGGATATAGCAATAAATTATGGGAAAAAATATTATCGATTGGGATTAAAAATATCAATATTAACAATCCTACTATGGGATATTTTTTGTATTCATCTTATTCCAAATATATTTCGTTATTGAACAAAAATGATGTTTTATCAATCCGAAATAATCAATGTTACCGAAACTTAATTGCAAATGTATGCTTTACTATTTGTAATTCATTAAAAACAAAATCATTAAATTTTGTCAAAATAAACGAAACCGACTTTAATATGAGTTATTTAGAATCTAAAATGTTAGCAAACAGTCCAGATATTATAAAAGACAAAACAAAATATGGTGATCCAAACGAAACTAAAATCATATTAAATGAATTCAATTATTGTTTAAAATCTAAAAAATATGAACTATGTGTATATTGGTTAAGTTGGATATTTGAATGGGAAAAACGAAATACCAAAAAAGATAAAATGTATGTGTGTGGCTTACGAGAAATAAATAATATTGATAAGAAATATTATAATGATTTAGTATGGTTTATATGGGAAATATTATTGAAAGAGGGTGCTGATTTAGATAACGAGTTTCTAAATACTAATATTCAGGCATTATATAAATTATACAAATTTAACTTCAAACAATCAAGTAAAAATAAAAAAAATGTGTATTTTTTATTTGTTATCAAATATTTTACCGATAGTTATCATGTTCATAATTCAATCCATAATTATGATTTATACATTCAATCGTGCCTAAATATTAATAATTTGTTTTTTGAAAAAAACAAATTTTCTGTTAATAATATGTTGAATAAAGAAATATACAAATTCAATAATAATGTCGATTATTTGTGTTTAGAAACACAAACCAAAGAAAAAAAAATAATTGTTCAAACTGAAAGAAAGAAAATGTTAGACCTAAAAAAACGTGCCGATAACAAAATTAAATTAAAAATTAGTAAAGTTGAAGAAATAGACACCATTATACTCGGAAAATAATTATTAAATTGGACCATCATGACGCATTATATTCATCGCATGTATTAATCCTGGAAAATAAAAACATGACGTCAATACAAGACTTACAACTATTCTCATAGCATTTTTAAATGGTACTGGACTATTTGCTTCTTTTACAATAATCCATAATGGTGGAAATAATACTATCAAAAATATATCCTTCAATTGTGATGAAAAACAAAAACTGTCTTCACCATGCGTTTCAACAGCACCACCTTCATGCTCTATTTGAGCGTTACATTTTACATTCAATTCACTACATTTTTCTCCAATACATGTTTTTTTCCATTCCCCTGTAGAACCACTTTTAAAGCCTGATGGCGCCTCTAATGTTGGACATTTTATTGTTTTGAAAGTTTCAACCTTACTATTTAATAAACAAACTATAAATCCAATTAATACTGCTATTATTATATACATCATTAATATTAATTAATATTTTATTATACTTAAAATACACTACCACAAATTTTCTTCTTTTTCATGATGTACAACGCATGGATTAATCCAGGAAAATAAAAGCATGACGTAAATACAAAATTTAATATTAATTGACCTATAGCCATCTTTTTTTGTTTCATTTGATATATAATTACATACAATGGTGGAAAAATAATTATGATAATCATATCTAACAAACTATCAGGCATACATATACTACCATAACCCATTCCACCATTTAGAAATTGTTCTCCTAAATTTGTGTTTCCTTTATTAACACAATTACTCATTAAATATACTAAATAATTTTATTTTGTTTATTTATTTGATTTATTTGGTTTTTGCGAATTATATATTTTACTTAATTCTCTTTGTTCTGTTTGTTCTCTTTTAGTACTATTTATAACTGTTATAGCATAGATTAATCCTGGGAAATAAAAAAATGATGTTAACACCCCACATATAATTATATCAACCATTCCTTTTAATCCTTTTGATAAAAATACCCCAAAGGGTGGAAATAATATAGTTATTACAACACGCAAATACCATAAATCAATTCCTTTTGAGTTTCCTTTACACTTTCCTTTACAGTCATCATGATATTTTTTCTGAATCCCCCCCCAAATAAGACCACGTTTGAAATTTTTCATTATATTACCAAATATCGCATCAAATATAGTTAGCCATATTCCATACAATATTCCATTATTAGCTTTTTCACTCATCATACTACATTCACCCTCTCTCGCTTTACATTTTCCAAATGGTGTTAGCATTACATTTCCACAACATTCTGTTTTTCCTTTAGAACATTTCTTATCTGTTCTACGTTTGTTATCACCGCATACATCTAAATTGATAAATATTATATTAAAGAAATTACCGACAATGCTGAATATTTTAAACATTATTTCTGTAATTGGTCCTTTATCTCCTATTTTTAGCGCAATTGTATTTTCGTTCATTAACCCATATTCATTAGAACGCTCTTTCCCAAATAAACTATTAAAGGAGGTATCTCTATCTATTTTTGGCGCTTTTACACATTTACGTGTTAAATACTTACCATCATTATCGTAAATTTTCTCACAATTTCCAGAATTACAGTCTTTATTAGATTTACAAGATTTAGTATATTTATTATTTGTATTCATTAAACAATACCTCCCTTTAGGTTTATCATTTTCATAAATCAATTCACACACATTAGAATCACAATCTTTATTAGAATTACATGGATGCTCATAACTTATATTTTCCATTAATTAATTAATATATAAAAAAATTACATTTAGCACATAATATGTAATGCCGCAAACAAAAACCCTGGAAAATAATACAAATAATAAGTTAGCAATGCGCACACTATTACCAAGAATAATCCGGTTATTCCACGATCTTTATACAATGCTAATGGTGGACACACTACCAAAATTATTAAATTCATCAATGTCGGTGCTACACATACTTGATTTTTTTTGTCG